TTGACTACTAGGTATTAATCTTCCCAATCCGTTTGATTCAGTAACTGCTATTCCAGTATTTGTTGTTAATCCGACCACATCAAATTTAACTCTAAAAGGATTTGGATTTGGATTTCCAAAAGGATCTGGAATAGATACTACTTTTAAAAATTGATATCCATAATCTTCAGAATTGTGTCCAGTTCCATCAGAATTAATCTTTTGTATACCTTCAACATATACTTCATCACCAATTACGAATGGAGATGTACTAAATCCAGCAGTTGGAGTAATTAAAGTACATGTAAATTCGGTTCCCTCAGCAGAGTCAATTTTATCAATGGTAAATCCATTATCATTTAATATTGTTCTAATCAAAACTCCAGTATCAGGAAGTCCAAATGGTGTTGATGCAATTTTTACACCTGTTATACTTGTATTAAATATTGGTTCTAAAAATCCAGTATCAAGTTTTTTACCGGTTACTTTATCAACTATTACTAAACTAGGTGCAGAAAAATAATTTAATCCTGGATTTTCTACTTTAACAGAATCTATTGTATTTGAATTTTTCAATTCAATAATACTGGGGAGTAAAGTTGTGGGTCTTAAAGTAGTATCAGTATAATATTTAAATTCATCAGTGATAATATCAATATCTCTAATATTTCCAATACTTTGAGAAGAAACGGTAATTATGGCGTTTTCAGATATAGTTGAAGAAGATCCAACAACTTTAGGAAGTTTTTTATAATTACTTCCTGAAGATACAATATTTAAAGAATTTATACCTCCCTTTGCATTTTCTGATGTAGTTGAATATTCGAGCACATCACAGTCTGATGGTGAATATGAAAATCTTTCAGGATCATTTTCTAGATATACACTAAATGTAGTTGATCCAACTCCATTAAGAATTTTAAATTCTCTATTATAATTACTAGAGTTAAAATTGATATTGGAATAATTTTTAACATCTTTGTCGGAAGTGCTAATATATCCAGATTTTTCCACATTATAGAATAATGAAATTGGGGAATTGTTATCAGAATAAACAGTTAAACCTGCTCCTGCTAATCCAACTGTTCCGAATCCTACAATATTAAATGTCGATGTATTTCCTGTAGATACAAATTCATTTTTAAAATCACCATCATGGTAAATTTTAAATTCATATCCACCTAAAGAACCATCTGATAAGTCAAAAGTAAGATTATTATTTTTTGTAACTTTTATTTCGGGATTAATTAACGATAATGTATGAGACTCTCCTCCAGTTCCTGCGATACTAACAATTCTCGGATTATTTGATACTACATCAGAAAAAGTTTCTCCAAGTTTAATTGTGTCCTCATCAACTTTAAAAATATAATATCCTCCAGTATCCAACCCAGATGCTACCTTATCAGAATAAGTATATTTTACCTTATCACCTGTTTTAAATGGATGATTAGTTAAAGATATTTGATTTGTTATAGTATTAATACCCAAGGAACTAAATCCTACAGGATTTACAAGAATTTGATTTGTAGAATTATCTATTTTAACAACCACAGATGATGATGATGTTCCAATTCCAACAGAAAGATTAGGAACAATATTCAATTTAACTAAATCATTTCTTCCAAGATCATGGAAAGTAGATACAGAAACAGTTGTTTTTATTGATTTTGCAGTGGCAGTTATCTGATCAAATGTTTCTTCGAAAAGATATGTATCAGTGTTTTCGGTGTTACTACCAGATCCTGCAAACCCTCTAAAATATATTTCATTAAAATTATCACCTATTCCGGTTTTAATTCCTATTACATTTTTAGATTTGTTTACAGCATAATAATTTCCATTTTCAAGTTGTATTATCGTACCATTAGGTTCTATAGAATATGTAATGCGTTTTGTATCTGTGGGATTTGTTAATTTTATTAATTGATTTGTTTTAAATGGATGATTTTTTAAATATATTCCTCTCACAGGAATTTCTCTAGAAATAGTGGAATCTCCAAAAATAAATGATGTGGAAAATCCTATTCCAAATATAGTTCCAATTCCTACAGATTCTGCAGCATTAAAATAAATCTTACGATTATTATTAGAATTAAAATATGGAACTTGATTATCAAAAGTAAAACTCTTTGTTTTATAATTTACTAGTGAAGATTCTGTATGAGAAATACCCGAATTACCTCTTATTACTCTTAAAATATTTGAATCTTCAAATACATTCAATACTGTTAATGATTCGTTTCCAATACCAATTGTAGATCCCGCAGAAACATAATTTGGGATAAATGATGGATATATTTCAGTTGTGGCTGCACCAGCAGAAATAGACGATATAAGTCTAGATGTTGAATCACTTTCAACTACTATTCTATGATATTTTTCTAAACTTTTTAAGGAATCTGTCGATATTCCAGAAAATGATACGTAATCACCTGTTTCAAATTCGTGTTCAGTTTCAAGGGTAACTTGTACAGTATTTCCTCCCCAAGTTAAAATAGAATTATTATATTCTTCTTTTACCGTGTCTACACTCTCTATTTTTTTACCTGTAACAGAAGAGACTTTTATATTCAGACCACTTCCTCCAGTCTCACTACTATCAAATTTTATAATATCATTTACTTTAAAATCTGTTCCTTCGTTAACTATAGATGTATTTTCTACATTACCAGATGTTATTTTATCTGCAACTATTTTTTGATCTTTTTTTATTTTTATGAAATAGTTGTCAGCATATTTTTCACCAACATTATATGGAAATGTATTTCTTTGTAAAGTAGAATTAATAAAATCGTATGATTGATTAAAATCAAATTCAAAATTTTCTTTTATTTTTTTGGATCTATAAGTATCCCCTACAAAAAATGGGAATATTGGGACATTATTTTGTCCAACTACTGCGTGATATGCATAAACTCCATTTGGAAAATCTTTATTTTTTTCATATCTACCATTATGCTCATCTAAATCTGCACCTATTCCATTATATTGATAATCTTCCACAAAAAATCCATTAGAAAATCCAATCGGTCTATCTGTTACATTTGATGTATCGAGTACATATCCGGATTTTAATTTAGATTTGAATATAAAACTATTTGGATCGGTAGATCCAAATGGTCCATAAATTGGATTTCCATCATATGCCCATCCAATAATACCAGATATAGAACTACCATTATCTGAGAATAAATTTACATCATATCCACAAACAGAATATTTTAATTCATCATTATCATTATCAACTAAAAGTTTATTTGAATTGAAAATTTCATTAGTTACAATTGTTAAATCTCTTACTTTAGATTCTAAGAAATGATTAAATCCCGAAGAAATTACGGATACAGATGTATCTGATGCTGAATAACCAATACCTGATTTTATTACTTTTACAGAATCTAATTTATTATTTTTTATTATAGCTCTTAAAACAGCACCAGAACCGGACTTAGATGTATCCGTAACAATAACATCTGGTGTTGAATAATATTCTTCTCCACCATATTCAACATTTATAGAATTTATTCTACCATTTGATATTATGGGTACAACTCTAGCATTTTTTCCATTTTTAATTAAAACTTTTGGACTATTTTCATAATTTATAATAGAAGATCCATATCCAGTGCCATTCTCATACAAATCTACAGAAGTTATAGATCCTTTTACTACAGGAGTTATTGTTATTGTTGTTTCTCCAATACCTGCGGTAATAACTCTAAAATCTACAGAAATTTTAGGATAACTGAATTGTTGATATCCTGTTCCAGAAGATTCAAATTTAACATAATTTTTTCTTTCAAAATTGGAAACAATAGTTCCTCCAATTCCAGCATCACAGACTCTAAATTTATTATCATCAAGTTTAAGAATTTGATATTTTTTATCGGTAGATAATCCTGATATGACTGTTGGTGATGATACTCCATTACCGGATGCAATAGAATAATCAATTAATTCTCCATTATTAAAACCATGATTTTTAAATTCTATCCAATTATAGTTTGTAGATACATCCGATGATTTAACAATTAATTTTTTATTAGTATACCCCTTTCCACCATCAATTACAATAATATCCTTTAATACTCCTAATGGTCCTACTTTTAATTTTTGATTTCCAGACCCTTGTGTTCCATTAAAACTAATTGCATTGATTCTTGCATCATAGTCGTCTCTGTTTCTGTAAAGTTTTACAGTACGAACGTTTGGTACTTCAACAACATAGGTTGATTTATTTACAAGAGTTGTACTATTACTGTTACTCGAAAGACCAATTCCAACTAAACTACCAAAATTAGAGTCATAGATAACTTCTTGTCCACTGGTAAATCCATGAGGTGTATCAAAAAGTATTTGATTTGTTATTGTATTAATTCCACCACCTGAAGTTTGCGGTCTACCATCAAATTTAATTTCTCTGAAAGAAGTATTTGAGACGGACGGTTCAAGAGCGCAACCAGTTCCATTTCCACCTGTTACACCTATAGATATGATATTAGAAATATTAAAATTATATGTGTCAAAATCTATTAAAACATCTTTTATAGATCCAGTAATAACTGGTTGAGCTAGAGCAGTATTTCCTAATCCAGACTCTACAACAATTTTTGGTGGATTTATGACATCAAAATTTTCCCCCCCATTTAAGACGTTAATTTTTTTTAGTGGTCCATAATATATTTTATCTGTAGATTTATAATTTGTTATTTCAACACCATTTATTAATAAACCTACTCCTCCAGGAATAGTTTTTTCATTTTTCCCATCTACCAATTTCTGATTGATTGAGAATTTTTTCAATAACTTTTGTGGTCCAATTGTTCCAGATTTTTGAGACTCTAATACAAACGTATGTGTTCCCCCTATATTAGACAACTTTATGTTGTTATTAGTTCCTATAAGATAATTTGATCCATATAATTTAATTACATCACTATCACCATTACCTTCAATTACTTCAACAAAATAATTTCCTGTCTCTAATCCAACTATAGAATTTGTTTCTGGTTTGTAAAATATTTTTTCACCGGTTTTGAATGGAGTATTTCCACCATCATCTAATACTTTTATACCATTAAAATCTTTAGTTAACTCATTAAATGATGTTAAAATACCTCCAGTACCAGTATCAAGATCAATTACTAATTTTTTAATTTTGACATCAATATCTTCTGAAAGAGGAAACTCATCTCTACTGTCATTTTTAATACCTCCTCTTGTTTTTGTAGAAGGTAAAGAATTTGATGCAACATAAGCAAATTCATCATCAAAATAAACATTTTGAACGTCTGATATTAAACTCTCATTTCCATATTTAAACGTTACGTTACTATTATCCCCAATCTTAGCTTTATTGAGTTTTTTTCTTAAATTATAATCTGTCCCAATACCTAATTTGGTGTAGTCAATATCATTTATTATTACATTTTTTCTTCCTTGTATTTTTTGTTCATTACCCTCAGCAATTCCGTCAATTGATACAAAAGGTTTATTATTTTCATTAGGAAATATTACTACTCCAGTATTTCTTTCAACAATTTCAACAGAGTCACCTAATTTTAAACTAGATTTATCAATAGGAGAAAAAAGTTCAAGAAAACCGGAATCATAATTATCAATGAAATATGAGGAATTGGTATTATAAATCCAAGAATTTGCTAATATTTGTTTTGAAGATTTATTTTGTGTAGGATTAATTACTTTATCACCAAGATTTTTTACTCCAATTGGATCACTTTCATTAACATTTACAACACCTTTCTGTATAAAATTACTAAGAGTGGTAAAAAATACTAATTCAACTTTTTTATTAATATCTCCATTTTCATATCCATAATAAATTTCATTATCATAAATCAAATCTCCCTGAGATATTGGACTACTGATACCAGTACAGTTTAAAAATTGATTAACAGTTTTATCTGTATATGAAACTATGTTAGATCCTGCCCTAAATTTTCCACTTTTATTAAATCCAATTGTAGAATCAACGTTTACAACAGATCCGTTAATCAAAACATCTTCTGTACATTTAGAATTTGGTGTTGGTAAAAATCTTCCCTGAATATCAGAGTCTTCATCATATCCAACAAAAAGAGATAATTTATAAAAAATTTCATCATTAACATTAAAAGGAGATATTTCTGAAATTGATGCGACAATATTTGAATTATCTTTAAATAAACCTTGACCTTTAAGGAAAGATCCTTCTCCGGAAATAACTTTTGCTACAGCAACTTCTCTTCTTCTATATTCTGCAAAAGATGGTTTAATTAATTTTTCTTCTAAATTTATAACAGTTGGATTTTCTCCATATAAAATTTCAAATAGTATTCTAAAAGATTCATTTGTACCTTTACTTTGGTAAAAAGATTTTATTTCCTTAAGAAAAGTACCAACATTCAATGACGATACGAAATTATTATTTTCTAGTCCTGGAGCAAATGTTGTTTTAAATTTTTTATAAAATTCTTTTAAAAATAAACTACTTAAATTTCTAACAGAAGAATTTAAATTATGAGATTCTGAAGATGATTCTGAAAAAATTAGTTCTTCTTTATCAAAATTTGATCCATAAGAAGTAACTCCACTAAATCCACGAATACAACCTGTAAAGGAGTTTGTTGTTATCCCTGTATAAGAAATAATTTCATTATTAATTTTTAGTAACCCATACTCTTTAGGAAACCCTTTTGTACTGGATACATTAATTGTTGAATCACTATTAGTTGTAGAACTAGTAGTGATTGTACTATCTACTATAATTTCTGGGGTAAGATTATCTAAATTTAAATATTGATCTAAATTTGTCGATAAATCTGTAGGACCACCTTGATATTCCTGAGAAATATAATATTGTTTCAGAAAATCTATTGTCTTCGGACTTTCATCTACAATGAAATTTGGAAGTTGATTTGATACAATATCTTGTACCTGTATGCGGGTTTCAAATCCTGTTTGTATCATATTAGTTTCTTATTATACTTCCGTTTGAATAGCTTGAGGTAAATGCATCTTCGATAAATTTCACTCCAGATATCTCATCACCAGAAGAAATTAAATCTCTCAACATATTTATTCTACTTTTAGAAACATCAAGAGATAAGAATAAATCTTTCAAACCTACAACATCATTAGATTCTGGAACTGCTTCAATTTCAATAATATTATTTGTTTTTTCTGTAGATATAATATTTACAGTATCAACTATAATTTCACCTTTAATATAATCAATTTTACCAGCAGAAGAATTTACAATTTTTGTTTGATTATTTCCTGTCAACTTAACAATTTGAAGTATTCCTGTTTTTTCATCTTCATTTGGAATATCTGTAAAGTATACAGTTGAGGATTCGCCAAAAACTTTAAATCCTGTAGATTTTATATTGAGACCTTCACTTTTAACGTGAAACTCATTTCCAAAACATAATTCATATTGTGCTAATTGATTAATAGCTGCCTTTAAATCTCTTCTAATTTTAATTTTAGTTATATTTGATGTAATGGCATTTCGATCAACTTCATCAATAACATTTTGTAATTTACTATATTTAAATCTACCTCCAAATTTATTAAAATTAGTAGATTCGGAATATTCAGTGAGTTGATTTAAAACTTCAGACTGTAACGATGATATGGTTGAAACAAAAGATTCATTAAAGTAAACGGATGTATCAAGTTCGACATAAAGTATTTTAAGATCAATAATTCTTTGATTAATACCAGAAACAGAATATTGTCTAAGTTTTGATAATATTTGTTTTTTGTTAAAATCACTTACAAATGTTCCACCTCTTGGTTTTATACTAACAATTACATTTCCAAATTCTGGAGGATCTAACTCTTCTCCTCCAACAATTGAAATTGATTCTGCATCTGGATATATTCTTTTGATAATTGCCTCATAATCTCTTGGAGTGACGGCACGATTTTGTGCTGAATATGCAAGAGGAGCAAAATAACGAATAGAGTCTATGGGTTCAATATTATTTCCATTTTGTGATTTGGCAATAGGATTGTAAACTCCATCACTAACTTTTTCACCTTTTATAAGATCAACACTGGCAGGTACAACAATACTACCATTCTGATTTTTAAGTGATCCTGCATAGGTAAATCTTTGTACTCCATTTCCTTCTCTACCATCAGTAATCAAATAATCAACATTAATATACTTACCATCGGCACCGGCACTATCACCAAGTTTTTTTCCAAAAATACCATCACCAAATCTTAACTCATATTTTTCATCCTGAATTTCTCTTATAAAATATATTCTTGAATCTTTAGTAATATTTGAAATATTTTCTACAGGACTATATTTAAATCCTTTTTGAGATTCAAAATCACTAATATAAACTGATATTGTTGTCGCATCTACATTTGAATTATTTAAAGTAAATTTTTGATCTAAAGATCCATCATATATAAAACTTTTTTTAAGTAATGTTCCTTGATATATTTCAATATTATCAAAATATGCAACTTTATTATCATCTTCAATTTCAATTTTTCCTTGTATATCTTCTATTGTAGAAAATACAAATGTCGTATCATTAGAACTTCCGGTTGAAAAAATTCCGGCATTTAATGATATCGTGGAAACATCATTAACGTCATCGTTAGCTCCTAAAATAACTCTAAGAGATACTGTTGTTTTTGATGCAGTTTTTGATCTTGGAACATAACCAATGTTTCCGGCAAGAGAAACTA